ATTGCGTTAAGACAGTTCAGTATTTTGCGCTGTTTTTGAAATGGTCTAGAATATCCATTCTTATTTTGCCAAGTTTTATCTTGCTCTATTTCTTTACCTAATGCTTCGGCCAATAGTTTTTCCATAAACTGTAGCTCGTCCTCAGTTAAAGCTTCAAATTGTTTCGAGACCATTGTGTTTACTCCATGCTTCTTCGAACTGTTCACTGTAATCGTAAAGGGGTGCGCCATCGCCACCATCATACCATAGGCGTTTAAAATAGCCGTTATAGCTGTCCAATACTGTTTCAGGGGAGGCGTTGAGGTGGCCTTTCACCATGTAGAAAATGCGGTATTCTTCTTTGAGATCATTTCGCAACATAATGTATTTACAAAAATGTTACAATAGAGCGCTAACACTGAATTAAGAGCCTTCAGGAAAAAACCAGTACAAAAGGCTGCCGCCCGCATCTACTGCTTTTTCTAATTCTTCTGTTCTCATAAAATCTTCTGTTTTGCCGTGGCGTCTAACTGCCCACATGTCTCCAGGATCATGGAAACCAACACCTGGTGTAACTTTACGTGAAAAGGTTATTGCTCTGTACGTTAATTCATCATCATTAGACACATGCGGTTGAATACCGTAGTTTGACAAAATATATTTTCTTAAATCTGAAAGTGTTTCCATTTTATTATCCTCTACTGTATTTATTACATTTCTCTTTTCTTTTCTTGTATTTCTTTTCTTCGAAGTACAAGCAGATCTTTCATTTCAAATAAGGCTTGGCGAGCACGAACAGCAGAGGCTTTTACTCCGCTTTCAAACTTCTCACTTTCTTTCATATAAATGTCAAAAGCAAGAACTATCTGTTCGTGCAAGTTTTTTTGTTCCACTAATCACCTACGTATAAAGTTCTTAAGTTCTCAATTAGATCATCAACACTATCTTCGTTAGCTTGATATCTAATACCAATACCACCCTTTGCCTTCCAACTATCAATATTGCTAGGTTTATCATCAACTAGAATGTTGGGCATACCAGTAATATCTTCAATAGCATACTTTGGTTTGTATCCAGTAAAGATAATGTTTGGCACACGGCTTGGCAAAAAGTTATGTCTTGTTAACCATACACGCTTCCAGTAACTACTATTGTCCTTATCTCCACGCAACGGACTAGAACAAATGCCATAATTATCACCAGCAAGTTCTCTTACTGTGTTAACAAGCCTAGCACTTGTTGGAAATGGTTCAAGTGTATCAAAGAAGTTTGTGTATTTTAGTGCCCAAATGCTTTCTTCTTTATCTGGTAAGTTCTTCCAATGATCTACACCATAGTAGTTCTGTAGTCCTCCAAAGAAGTCAGCTATAACGCCGTCCATATCTAAATAAATTTTCATAAATGCCTCTCTAATTGCCTAAGTTGTGCTTCATTATAACACAAGTATGGATAATGTCAAGTGATTAATTTTCTACGTAAACTGTGTTTGCTGAACTTGTAATTGATCCGCTGCTACAAGAAACAGTTTCGCCTAGGAATGTAATGAGTTTGCCAACAGCATAAACAGTTCCATTGCCTGTTGTTACTGATCCTGTATGAGGCAGACACACTGTTGAAAAAGTTGGATTGCCGTCTTCGTCCGTTCCTGTTTGAATTACTGTTGGAACATCATGTGATACCGTAGGGTCGCCGATTCTTGCTACAAGTTGGTTTTCCGCAAACACACTACCTTGACCATTGTTAAGGGTAGTTGTAGTGTCACAACTATGTCCTGTTGTAGTAGTATCTGTTTTTCTAGCAACCTTGCCGCCCATTAAAACCCCTAAGCCATTTGAATTCCTGTGGTGCTTGTCATATATTGTTTGCCCATTTCGGGATCAGTTTTACAAATGAATACAACAGCACTTTTATTTATGTGTACTTTGCTATCCTGTGGAATGGTAAACGCATAAGGAGCAAGTCCCATGCCTTGTTGTGTTGCCATTAATGCTAAGGGTTTTGATACTGTAACTGATTTATCATTTTCCTCTACAAACCGGGCAACAATTTCATCGCCTCCTGTAGTTTTGATAGTAACAGTATCGTTTGCTTTGTATGGTGTTTCAATGATCATATTTGTATCCTAGTCTTTTCATAGTTTTCTTATACTTCTTAGTAATATAATTATAACTTTCAGGTGTCCAATTCAAAGGAGCTGATTCCTTGATATGTGATTGCGTCTGATTTTTATGTTTACCTTCTAATAATTCATACAACGATGTATTTTTAAGTTGTTCGTAATTGCCACCTAGTCTAATTACTTCCATGTCGTCTGTTATATGGTCTCCCATATCCTCTACACAATGTAGATAAAAGTCTAAGCAATGATGGCCGTAATCATGATCATAAGTTTCATTTAATACAGACAGTTTACGGACTGCCTCACAATGTAAATTAATATCATATTCTCCAAATTTCTTATTTAAAAGTTTTGACATCCATTCTTTTTTGTTATCAAGATTAGATTTAATTAGCGATAGATAATGATGGTAACCACTTATAAACTTTTCCATAGGATGCCTTACCAGCACATATTTCTTTTGATCAAAATTTACATAGCGCATGGCGTAGTGTTCGTAGGCAGTTTGACCTTTCATTGTGTAAACACTAGATCCAATTAAGTTATAGACTGATCTATCAGGCATTGGTGTAGTAATATTTGTAGTTCCGCACTTATGAAAGTAAAACAAAACGCCGTCTTGTTCAGTACTATGAAATATAAAACTCAAAGACTATGCCCAGTTCCATTGTATCCTGTATCTTCTAAATATTTTACGAAGTCATTATAAGAACCAACAGCCCTACCACCTACTTTAATTTGTGGAAAGGTTCTTGCTCCTGGAAATTCTTCAAGAACTTCTTCACGCATGAAATCTGTTCCTAACATTTTGTAGGTAAATGTATAGCCTCGTGTCTCACATAGAGCTTTTGCTCTAGTACAATATATACAATTGTCCTTACCCCATATCTCTATCATAGGCTGAAGCCTTTGAATGTATCTTGGCCCACATCTTGTTTTGTACCCCCTGACACGTAACTTGTAATTTCTGTTTCTTGTGGCGCCACTTGAACATCTGCGCCACTGATCCATTTCTGTGTCCACGGCAAAGGATTTGTTTTTTGGTTGTATGGACTTTTTAAATTTACATTGCTCATTCTACGAGTACAAATAAACTCAATATACTGTCCTAGCAACTCTGTATTCAACCCAATCATACTACCATCTTTAAACAAATATTCTGCCCATGCCTTTTCTTGATCAACGGCGTCAACAAACATTTGAATACATTCTTCTTCTGTTTCTTCAGCAATTTTAGCATAGTCTGGATCATCTGTTTTTAGTACTTTTAAAAGCATCTGTGTACTTGCCAAGTGTAAGTTTTCATCACGGGCGATCAGCTTGATAATCTTAGCGTTACCTTCCATCTTCTTCAGTTCAGCAAACGCCCAACTACACGCAAATGACACATAGAAACGAACACCTTCAAGAATATTTACGCTCATTAATGTAAGCCATAAGTTTTTCTTTAGTTCATATAAATCAACTGTTTTCTTTTTGCCATTAACTGTGTGGGTACCTTCACCCAGCAAGTTGTACCACATGCTTTGTTCAATCAAGTCATCGTAATACTTTGAAATGTCTCCAGCACAGTCTACAATTTCTTCAATGTCCATAAGCTCGTCAAACACTTTGCTTGGGTTGCTGTAGACGTTACGGATAATATGTGTGTAGCTACGTGAGTGAATTGTTTCACTAAAGGTCCATGTTTGGATCCAGTTTTCTAACTCCGGTAAGGATACAATTGGAGCAAATGCTTCAACTGGAGCACGACCTTGTACACTATCTAATAAAATTTGACGTTTTAAGTTACTTGTAAAGATATGCTGCTCATGTTCGGTGAGAGCTTTAAAGTCTTTAGCATCTTTATAGATATCAACTTCTTCTGGACGCCAAAAGAATCCTAGCTGTTTTTCTGTTAGGCTATCAAATGTTTTGTATTTCAACGTATCATAACGTTGAATAGTTGGACCGCCCGATGGATCTAGAAACGCTAGAACTTTGGTGTGATCAGTTTTGTTCGTTGTATCAAAAACGCTCATGTGTGTATCCTTTTTTATATTTGTAGCATAATTTATTCTAGTTGTCAACTAGATTACGCAAGTTTCGCAATATTCATCATCTTCAACTGTTGATTCTAATTCAGGCAATGATTCTTTTGACATCATCTTACTAACATCAAGTTCTCCCTGTCCGTCATGTGTGTTGAAATAATACAATTGCTTCCCACCGTATTTATAAAACATCAACATGTGCTGTAGCATCGTACTCATTGGAATCTTTTCATCGTCATAAAACTGTGGATTGTAGCTTGTGTTTACACTAATACCTTGATCAATGTATTTCTGTAGCACACTCATTATCTTTAGATAACCTTCTGGTGACTGTTGGTCCCATAGCAAATCGTACTTGTTCTTTAGGCGTTTATACTCTGGTACTACTTGCTTGAGAACACCATGCTTTGATTGTTTTACACTAATGTAGGCTCTAGGCGGTTCAATACCATTTGTGGCATTTGCTATTTGTGCTGATGTTTCACTTGGCATAAGTGCCATTAGTGTACTGTTGCGAATACCTGTTTCTTTTAATTGCTTACGCAATCCTTTCCAGTCCATACGTTCTTGATGTTTAACTAGTTCATCTACATCTTTTTTATATGTTTGGTTAGGTGTAATGCCATGTCCATACTTTGTTTCCATGTTACCACTTGGCGCACCTTGTTCTGTTGCTAAGTCAGCACTTGCTTTGATTAGATAGAAACTCCATGCTTCAGCGAACTCGTCTACTAATGCCAATCCGTCACTGTCTATGTTTTGGTAGTCAAGATTGTTCTTTGCTAACCAGTAGGCAAAGTTGATAATACCAACACCTAACGGACGGCGTTTTTCTGTGCTGAGTTGTGCTGCTATGACAGGATAGTTTTGGTAGCTTAACAAAGCATCTAGTCCACGCACTGCCAAACGGCACACTCTTTCAAAGTCACTTACTTGTTTAATGTTGCCCCAGTTGATTGCGCTCAATGTACACAAACTAATTTCACCTTCTGGATCATCAAACGACGACAACGGTTTTGTTGGTAAATCAATTTCAGCACACAAATTTGATTGTCTAATAGGCGCTATCTCTGGTAAGAAACTACCATGCTCGTTAGCATTGTCTACATTCTGTAAGTAGATACGTCCTGTGTTCTTACGCTCTTCCATGAAAGCACTAAACAAATCGCTTGCCTTTACTGTTTTCTTTCTTAGTCTTGTGTTGCGTTCTGCTGTTTCATATAGCTCACGGAACTTATCTTGGTCCGCAAAGAAAGCATCGTACAAGCCAGGTACATCACTAGGCGAGAAAAGAGTTATATCGCCGCCTGTAATAAGTCTTTCATACATTAGTTTGTTGAACTGTACACCATAGTCCATATGACGCACACGGTTTTCTTCTGTGCCTTTGTTGTTCTTTAGCACTAGCATTTCTTCTGCTTCTAAATGCCAAATTGGATAGTAGATAGTTGCTGCTCCGCCACGCACACCACCTTGACTACATGACTTTACTGCCGACTGAAACATTTTATAAAATGGAATAATGCCTGTGTGATAAGCATCGCCTTTACGCACTGGTGAACCAATAGCACGGATCTTACCGCCGCCGATGCCAATGCCTGCTTTTTGACTTACATACTTAACAATACTGCTAGTAGTAGCATTGATACTATCAAGACTATCATCAGATTCGATAAGGACGCAAGAACTAAACTGACGTTGTGGCGTGCGAACGCCAGCCATAACAGGAGTAGGTAAGCTAATATCATGTAGACTAACTGCGTCATAATACTCTTTTACCCATTTAAGTCTAGTTTCTTTGTCATAGTCTGCGAACAGTACAGCCGCTATCAAAGCATAGCACATTTGCGGTGTTTCAAATATATGTCCTGTAACTCTATTTTGTACAAGATACTTACCACGAAGTTGTTCCATAGCAACATAGGTTAGATTCTCATCACGCTCGTGTTTAATAAAATTGTTAATCTTTTCCCATTCGTCGTCGTCATAATAATTAATAAGTTCTGGATCATAGAAACCAAGTTCAATGTTACGCTCTACAAGTTCTTTAATGTGACACGGATCATAGCCACCATACACTTCTTTGCGTAGATGATAGTTAATTAGTCTACCGCCAACATATTGATAGTTTGGTGTTTCTTCACTGATAAGATCTGCTGCTGCTTTGATAAGAGTCTCTTGGATCTCACTACTTTTCATACCATTGAAAAATTGGATTTGACTTTTGATTTCTACCTCACTTGGACTAACTCCTGTAATATCATTACATGCGTGAAAAACAACTTTGTGTAATTTTTCAATATCGAGAGTTTCTTTGCGTCCATCGCGTTTGGTAACTTGAATCATTATCTTATCCTTTTTAATTTCTATTTAGTAGTCAAGCCGTAGCTTATGTATTGATTCGACAAAAAGTGTGGTCGGTAATTCTTTGCGGCAAACAGGACCCTGTCTATCGAATCCAATAACTTTATCATCTATGTGTAACAAATAATACTGGCGGGATTTCTCTTTGTCTTGTGTTATATGTATCTCAATTGGACACTCAGAAAAACGATCAGTTAACCCTAAAGTGTATCCAATACCAAGTATATATCCCAGTTCATCATACTCGTTTTCATTTAATAATTCCCAAGGATTAGGCCAGCTATTAGGACTATCTGGGTCAATGCTGTATGCTGAAAGAGGAGCCATATTATATAATTTGACCGCACATGTAAAAGGGTCAGGCTCGCTCTCTAAATTATTTCTAAAATCAGACCAGGCACGAAGCCGATCCTCAGGGTTTTTATCAAACATGTATTAAGGATTTATGTCAGTTGTTGAGTTACTAGATTTCACACTATAATACCAATTAAACTTGTCATTTGTACTTGGAAATAAATTTTTACATTGTATAATAATACTACGTTGGCCTGGGTTTGATTCTATCTCATCTAAAAGAGCCGAGAACGCAAAATTAGGATCACTATAAGCAGCATCACCTTGGAACGTAAAGTCCTGCGAAACTGTTAATTGGCTATCACCTTCTAAAAAATGTAATTCCATTGTACCTGCTTGTCTAATGTATAAGTCTGGATCTGTACCATTTACTCTCTCACCTTCATATTGGTAATAAAGTGTAACAGTACCATCATTATAGCACGGCAATTTTATAATGTCAACCGTATCATCACCTACATCATTTAATGTGTAACCAATAGGACGTTCAGTTTGGTTGTAGTTTGTGTAGGTTACTTTGCCGCCGACTTCAGCAATATAATCCGTAAGTAGAAAAGGATCAAGAATAGTGCTATCTCCTGAACTTCTATGAGGACTCAGTTGAGCCGTTCTTTGAAAATAATTATTTTCGCTAGTATTTGTAAAATTATTGGTAAACAAAATAATATTGTGAGATGCTAACGCCTCTGAACCAAAACCAGTTGGATTGTCTGGATTCGAGTCATTACCGCCTAAAGCATCACCACTAGTATTGCCAACTGTGTAAAAATAACTATTTTTAATTTTATTATATTCACCGTTTTCTATTTCTATACCAATTTGACTCACTAAATCAAATTTACAATCTTCGATAATATTAGAACTAGGACCTGTTGAGAAACCATCTAATGGTGCTAAACTTCCTATACCCCATTGGAATCCTACAGCCGTAGTATTAACATCTACGTTTTTAAAAATGTTTTTATTGGAATCATGAGTGCTTCGACAGGCAGCATAAACATTTCTTATCATTACGTTTTCAAAACGGTTCTCAATACATTGTGCGTTTGAAGTCCCGATAAATTCAAAAGCACATATATCTGCTTCACTAGCGTTTCCATAGTCTGCGCCGCCAAACCCTGAACCTTGCCCTTCTGGCCATTTTCCTGTAATTTTTAAATTTCTAAATGTGCTTCTAGCACATTCATCTAAAACAAAGACTTCGGACGCTCTGTTATTATTGAGCGACATGTCTTCAATATAGATATGACGAGCTTGTGTTGTATTTGCTGCTGTCACAGACACTGTGTCTGCTAAGCCTGTGTAAACTCCAGGTTGAGCGTTACCATTAACTGTTCTAAACATTGGTTTGCGAGCAGACGAGACAGTGTCAAAATCAAGTGCGTTATATAGTATTGTCTTATCTACACCTGAGCCTTTTAAACTTACCAGTGGAGGAAGATAGACTGTGTCTTGTAAAAAGTATTCTCCTGGAGGAACATTCAACACTGCCTTATCGCCTGCTACTAATGCTCTAATATATAATGAATCAATTGCTGCTTGGAATGCTGGAGTATCATCAGTACCAAGCCCGTCTCCTACCGCACCAAAGTCTTTTACTGTAACAGTTTGATCTAACTTAGATAGTAATGTTTGAGTATGTTGAGATGTACTTCCCCAAATGTTACTTGTTTTCTTATATGTGTAAGTATCAGCTAAACTGAATATGTCTGAAAACTCTGTGAGTATTTCTGTATTGCCTACAGCAGGCGCTCCTTCAGATACTGATCCATTACCAATATACATCTTTTGTGTGTCGATTGCCCATCCAATCTCACCTGATGCTAATTGTGGAATACCAACATCTGTTAATTCTCTACCACGTCTGTTCTGTATACGAGAAATCTGTACAACGGCCATTATAAAACTCCTAAGGATCTTTTATATATTTAGCCAAACTTCTCATAGTATTGATAGACACGCTTCCACCACTCCTGCTCCCACTCGTCAAACTCGTGTGGCCAAATATCAAACTGCTGGTATTCACCTGCCCTACTACACATAAAGATATGTCCTTCACGTATATTAGTGCCGTGTACTTCGTTGTGAGCAATAGCATATGCTGTTAGTTGTAGAAAGTAATCCTCAACCCACTCAAGTTTCTTAGGCTTGTTAGTTTGTTTAAAGTCCATTATACAAGGCTGTCCTTTGTAAACTCCTACAAGGTCAGTTGTACCCGCATACATTTGTGGAACATACAATGGCACTTCACTGCCCCATATTTCATCTACATCATCCATAGCACTTGTTTTAATTTGTGTAGCCATCATGTGTGCTTGTTGAGCATAAGGATTACTACCAGGTTGTGGCCATTCTCCTGTTTCAACATACTTTTCTAAGTAGTGGTGCATCCTTGTGCCTACACCTGCTGCTTCAGTTGTAATTTCTTGTGCTTTCTTTTCACCTACTCTACGGCGCCATTCGATAAGGTGTGTCTTGTCTTTAGTCTCGCCTAGTATAGTTGTAACACTTGCTACTGGAGGACCGCCTGGAGTTTCATAACGGCGCTTACCACCTACTTCAACACGTTTGAGTTTAGCATAGGTGTACTTAGGGTTTATCAATGTCATGTTTATATTATAATTGGATCAGGTCCAGAAGTCAACCTATAGTTTATCGCCAACATCAGTTGCTTTCTTTGCCATTGTGCTAACTTTGTTCTTATCTCTGCGCTTCTTCTTTAACTTTAAATCGTCAACTTCGCTTGTTTTCAATTCGATAGTATCTTGTGTAAAGTCTTTGATAATTTCATTGATTCTAGGATCGCTGTCATATGCTGCCTTGAGCGTTTCATAGTCAAACTGCTCACGGCCTATGTTCATCATATATTGATTAAGTTGTTCAAGAGTAAATTCATTCATGCCTCTATCTTTCAATAGAGTTAACACTTGATAAAGTTTATCAGTTGTTACTGCTTCAGTTACTTTTTTTTTGAAAGCATTTTGCCTAGCTTGCGAGGATCAACGCTCTCACGCTTGGCTCTTTCTTCTGGCTCTTCACCACCTGCTGCGGCAGCATCTGCTCCAAAGTCATCATCGCCTTCGATATCATCTGTCGGTTCAGCATCAAGAGTTGGCTCCATATCCATATCATCCATGTCACCACCCATACCCATGTCGTCATCGCCCATAGTTGGCATTGCGTTTTCGTCACCTGTGATTTGAGCTACGCCACTTGTTAAAGCTTCACGTGTTGATTCCATTGCTGTGTATAATTGATCCAGTCCAGGCTTTACTGTATTTGTAAATGCTTCACTTGCTTCAGCACCCATTTCATCACGGATAGCATCTGCTAGTTCTAACATGCTTTCAGTTTGCATTTCAGCTGTGTCTTCCATCCACCCAGTTAGACGGTCAACCATTTCTTTTGCTGCCATAACCAATTCAGCATGATCTTCAGCACCTTCAACAATTTGTGACTCTTCAATTTCAACATGTCCACGCTCACTTATTTCAGCGTTTAATACGTCAAGCATCAATTTTGTTTTTTGATATGTTTCATTGTGAACAGCATCAAAACTTTCGTTTGTTTCAACTTGACTAAGTTGTGTACGAATTTTATTACGTGCGTTCTGTAATTGTTCTAAAGTATAACTCTCTAGATTAATTTTTTTGCCAAAACGTTTGGCCAAACTTTCATTAAGAGTTTTTGATGTTACTGGTTGTGCGAATTCTGAAATGTTCATGTTTTCTTTCCTGGGTTTGTTTAATATTATTTATCATTAAACTTTCATAATATAAGATTCTAGACGATTAGATATTTGTTCAAATGCCATCATACTAATTTCAAATCTAGTTTCTGCTATTTCTATCTTATCATCATCTTTGCTTTTATTCATAATATTCCTAAAAAATATAGTATCACAAAGATGTTTATTGGCATCTTGATCATACTTTTTTAACTGTGAATTATTATTTCCATCTTCGTCATAGCATTTTGCTAGTGCTATTGCTCCTGCTTTAGTAAATGCTACATCTACAGTAGAATTGTTTTTTCTATCAATAATAACAAAGCCATGTTTTTTACTAGGACGCACTAGCATGGTACCAATAACAACATTACGCCCATTCTTATAGGGTAACTTGTATTGTGGCAATACTTTGTTAATTAATGTTTCTAGTTCTGTTGCTGTGCTGCTAAGGCTTTTCATTTCCTACCACCAAAATTGTTCCCTTGTAGTTGACTTTTGACAAAATACTTTTACGAACAAGATTGTCAATTACTTGTAATTCACGTTCAGTAAAAATATCAATATAACACGGATTTGTTATCTTGTCAACCAACTGTTTCTCTTCATTGGTTATAAAGATTTCAAAATCTGTTATTAGTTCGTTTAACTTCATTTTGCGGATACCATATTATCAAAATCTTTTTGGCTATATTTGAGCTCTGGTTCGCCCTTCATAGCATTTTTCTTTTTAATAGTTACTGTTTTGCCATCTGTAGATGTTACAGTGTATTTTTCTAGTCCGCCCTGGGTTTTGGTTGGTAATTCTACATCTTTACCTTTGATAAGTTTTTGTGGCTCCATTGGTTCAGCACCTTGTGTGGCTGGAGCCGCGCCTGTCTTTTGTGCTGGAATTGCTGGTTCTTGTGTAGTAGGTTGTGTACCTACTGTGTCATTTGGATTAGTTGGTTCTGGTTCATCGTCTTTTTTTCTATTTACAATTGGTGCTACTGCTGCTTTACCAATTGTTTTTGCTGCTTTGCCTACGCCTCTTGCTGCTGCTTTACCTAATCCTAAAGCTGCTTTGCCAGCAAGTCTACCTACGCCTCCAACTGCTGCTCTTGCTACGCCGCCAGCAATAGCAGGAATGAGAGGAAGGATTTCATCCATTCTTTCTTCTTCAGTTGTGAACTCTTCGAATCTCATTATCTACGCCTTTTTGGTTTAACACTTGTCTTGTTTAGTTTATATACTCTTTTGGTAGTAGGTCTTTTCATTGTATATTTACGTCTAACTTTTTGTAAACTGCTTTTTGATCTACGGGTGCGTTTTAGTGCTGTGCTTTTGCTTTGAGATACAGGAGTGCTACAAGTTGATATCTTTGCTACCACTCGTCCTTTTTTAGGTCCACTGGTACAACGGTACTTACGCTTGACTCCACCTTTGTTATTGCGAGCCCATACCTGTGTGTAGCCTTCTATGATCTCTTTGAACTTCATCTTCTTTTATTTAACTGCTTTAATCTTTTACTAGCAGGGTTTGTCCTTTTAGTTCTTCTTGCTTTACGAGACATCCTATTGCCTAGTTTTCGTTTTGATTGTTTAAATCTTACACTTTGCTTAATATCTAATGGAGCATAGCATTGACTCATCTTAGATACCACACGTCCTTTGCGTCTACCTGTAGTGCAACGATACTTGCGCACTACCTTCTTACCAGATCGTGCCCATACCTGTTTTTCGATCACAGGTTCTTCATATAAGTCTCTTACCAACATAAAGTTATTTATCAGGAAATTTATAGTTGTAGAATAATTACTACAATAGTTGATAGTAGCCCTGCTACTATGGTGCCAGCAGCACCAATGATTACTTTAACTAGGCTTTGTTGCCCTGCTGTCATTTGATCAGCAATACCGTCGAGCTTGCCTTCAACACTGCTTAGACGCTTTTCAAATTGCTCGTAGCGTAACGCACACAAATCTACGTGTGCTTCTAAACTTTCTTTTTCGATTTGAGATGTCGACATTAATTACTCCATTTACGACAGGAAATAGCCTTTTCGTTTACCTAATTAAATGCCTAAGTGTATCTCTACATTTTATTTATCTCAAACCATGTATTAATTTTGCCAGATTTTGTCAAAAAAGCATTATAATTGTTTATAGGAATAACAGGTATTAGATCAAAATCGTTTTCAAGCATTTCAATAGTGTGAGCATTTTCATTTTCAAAATCAAAATCTAATATCCATATATCTTGATCTATGTCCTCGTCGTGCTCAATACTTAGGTTTTTAATAATAGGATTAGAACGCATACTAATTGTGTTCTCGGCTGTAAGATAATTTTGTTGTTGTTTTACAGCAAAAGGATCATCTCCTCGACGGGCACCTGTTTTTGTTATATCGACCATAGTAAACATTCTAAACATAGTATTACTTATAGCCACAAAAAAAGGGTCCAGTAAAAACTGAACCCTTTAATTTATTATATTAACTTACTGTGTGAAAGTTAATGTAGTTGCTGCTGTCACGCCTGTTGAACCAACACCGTAGTTAGAACCATCTGTGATGCCAGC